TTAGTGCTTGAGTTCAAGTACATCATTACAGACAGCTTTGTGTTCGGCTTGGTCTACTTCTTTGGCATTTGCTTGTGCTTCTTTAAAAACCGATTGATATTCAGGATCTAGTTTAAGTTGGTCTAAAGTCGTTGTCTTAGATAAATCTTTCAATAAAGTTTGAGTTAATGTATCAATCTTACTTTGGAATGTAGCATTATTTCCAATCAGTGACGGGCAGACTTCAGCAAGTACCTGTGTAGCTGCAATATCTTCTTTGGCTAAGAGATCAGCCTCTTGAGTGGTTAAGCCTTCTGCAAATGCAGTGTGTGTGCAAAGTGTGATGAATGCAATAGAAACTGTACGAGTAAGAGAACGTGTAATCATCTTTTTAGTCACAAATTTAATTTAAAGTTGAGTGAGTAACTATATATAATTGCTGAATAAATTTGTATTAAATTACTCAACAGTCATGACATAATTTATGTGAAATTGGGTGGTAATTGATTAACGGGTATCAAGATAACCTTTAGAAGATATATGAATAAGTTGATGACCTGAATGTGCCGAGACTTGATATTTTTAAAATGACCTGATTGAGAAATTAATTGCTCTAAGTGAGCGCGTTAAATGACTTGGTCTATAATTTCAAGAAGGATTTCTTTTTAACAACAGATTTGTAGGAATGGAGACTTTAAGTCATAAGCATTGAGTGTTATACAATTCAGTGTATGTTTTAAAATAAATTGATACATTGTTAGATAAAGAAATCATGAATTCATACTGTTATTAAGAGAAGTTTTTGAGTGAATATTTTAATTGCAAATACATATTATTAATTTAAGTATTTGTTTTTTATAATTATAATTTAAATACAATGATTAATTACCCGTTATGTTACCCGTTTTTAAAAAATCAATACTTAAAATAAAGCCTGCTATGAGCAGGCTATAACTTTTTCAGGCTTATGTTCTTCAACTTTCTGCTTCACATAAGATTCATGCCAAAATACATCTTTCTTATTGATTCGCACTGGTTGTTCAATCTCACCTAATTTCACTTTATTATAAAATGCATCCTTTTTAATTGAAAGAAGTTGCATAAATTCTTTCGCTCGGACACGACGATCAATTTCCATCAACCTTCCTCCTTTTCTAAAACCACACCTTCCACAGTTCCATCACCACCACAATAAAGGCAGTGAGTGTAAACACCCATACCATCACCATCAGGACTAAAATTAGATGGATAGGGTTTATCTAAAAATTCGGTACCGCCAATTGGCTTAGTGTGAATATGAGGCGCTAATCCATAATATGGATAAACACATCCCTCAACATCTTCCTCATGCACTTTGCAAAATGGGCATGTTTTGACTTTTTGATCAGTCATGACTTTGCTCCTTTTAGGCTTGGTAACTCATCTATAAACTCCATTACAGTCTCAGCATTTCCGCCCGGGTAATTGAAGTGATCTGTTGTCAGTTCTCCTTTGCCCTCTTTTTTTGATGCTTCAAATAGGTCTTGTTTGGTACCTTCTGTGAATTCAATAAACCATTCACTTTCACATTCAGAATTACCGCGCACCCATTCAATATTTATAAAAGGGATGCCTTTCTTAATAAGAGCGGATTTAATTTTTCTAGTGCTCATGACTTTGCTCCTGTGCTTCGATCATTGCATCCCATACATTTCTTACTGAGCCTAAAGTGAAGAAACAATCATGAGCTTCATATCCACGTTCAATCATTTCTTTGGTTGCTTCTTTCGGCACCAAAACCAATTCACCATTAGCAATTTTCAACATATCAGCAGGGCTAACTATTGGTTTAATTTCATCTTTTGAGTACTCATAAAGTCGTTGAGCAGATTCAATAACGGTTTTCCACTTCACACCTTCACGGAATACTCCACCGCCTACACGAGCAGGGGCATCTAAAACTTCAGGGGTGGCTTTAGCTAACTTTGCTCTAAGTCGATCAATTTCATTCGCTGCATAATGACAAATTAGACGTACATCATCTTCATTGTAATCATCAATGTGAGAAGTAATTAAATGACTAATTTCAGTGCCTTGATGACTACCACCACTAAACACCCAAACTGCATCATCTTCTTGCTCAAAACGTAAATCTGATTTGTTTTCTTTATTTTTCATCTCATCACCTATGTGCATTTTTCTGCGCAAAATCCTAATTTTTTGATGATAATGCGCAGATTTTTGCTCGAATTATTTAAATGCTGATTCGCATAATTGAGCGACTCGCATAATTTCTTGTTCAAGATCTAAAAATGATCTTGCTTCACTGTCATGAATACCTAATTTGAAAACACCTTGAATTGCTCCAAATATCGTTGAGTAGTAATACTTTTGACCAATTTTTAAAGGGTCAATTGGATCTTCTGAATCCTGTAATTGCTCAGGAACTTTAGCTAAAATGATATTTGAGCCATTTTTAGATGTGAAAATTACCCATTCTTTGCCTATGCGAATTTCCATCAAACTTCACCTCGCATTTTCTTAAGCTCTTTAATCACGTTTGAGGTTGCATGATTTAATGCTTTCTCTGCGTCCGAAGTGCTTAAATTATTTGTATACAAACCCATTGCTAGCCACATTGAACAGAAGGTGAACTCTTTTACCGATTCACGACCTTGTTTTTCCAAGACTCCGATAACTGGTGAAATAGCCTTTTTAAATACATCTTGAGCAATCACACCCGGTGTTGTGTTGATATCAATGTCTTGAATTTTGATTTGTTTTTCCATCACAACCACCTTATTTTTGAAAAATATTAATAATTAAAATAAGCAACCCTACAGCCATGAAAAGCCCGATTCCAAAGCAATAACCCCGAGAAACCCACTCAATTACTGCTTCAAAATTTTTATTTTTGAGAATCAAATCTCTCGCAAAATTAAACGTGTAAAGAATAAAGATGCATACAAAAGCGAATTGAAGAATGTTTTTAAGGTTCTCCATCACAACCACCACGCCATTAAAGTTGAGTAAAGTTTTAAGAGGGTCATGCTGCAAACTCCTTGTACACACCAATTTCCATTGCAAAGCTATTTGCATAAACTTGAGCAGCAGAGCATTTGATTTTGATCAACTCTTCAATCTCAAGGTTTCTTTCAATGCAAATTGAAGTGATGCGCTTTTTCAAAGGGATTTGATTAACTAAAATAACCTGTTGTTCTCTTTGATCTTCTCCATAGATTAGATTCTCGGGAGTAGGGAGTAGAACAAAGTCGGTGAACCATTTAGGCTTTTTAGTAAGCATCATGTATCCACGGTTTTGCCATTCGTAGCCGTATTCACTCATTTTCTTTTCTGCTTTACGAATAGACCAAGGGTGTTGAACACCTGACCATGAACACTTAGTATCTCGTCCATGGTCAAGATTAATAATGTCTGGTGTACCAACAAGCCAATTATTCTCTATAGTTCTTTCATTTTTTTTCATATGAATGTATTCACCCATAGTGAATAAACTATTCATTTGAACCGATTTAATGGCATGATCTTCAAGCGTTAAGCCTTTCTCGGTGTACTTATTGCCCTGAAAGTCTTTAAAGCCATAAACACGCTCAATCACCCATTCCTCAATAGCAGTTTTAGCACCTTCTGAAAGTGTGTGATTCTTTAAATCTTGAATGAGTGCCTTTTCCTCATCTGTACGTTTTGTGCGTTTCATAATTTCAGCTACTTCTGAAGTAACTAAAACTGGATCTATAGATTTTGGCTCACCCATAATTCTGTGGAGGGCGTGGGGATGTACTTTTAACATGTCAAACCCCCGCCAATTCTTGATGTTGCTCAACTGAAAGCACATAACCAGCTTCACCACTCAAAACAAATGATTTATCTAAATCACCACTGGCAATTGATGATTTGATACTTTGAAACTCTTCATTTGAAAGCGATTGACTTGGCGCTTCAAGATTTGCAACAGATTCATTGTGATCAATATATTCAAAATCATTTGATTCAACATCACGAACAATTGCTTGATCTGCAAGTTGAGCAGTTTGCATATCAATTGAAAGCGGTGCTTGCTTTGACAACAGAAGCTTGGTTACTGTCTTAAGTGCCATAGCCTCAAAGTTATCTTTCCATACACCAGAACCATATTTAAAAGACTGGCTATAGCGTCCTGCATGTTTGTTTATTTCAGCCTTGCTCATATAAAGCTCAGCAGTAAACCCGTTAAGCAATTTAAAGAACGCTACATAGCCAATTGCTTCCCCTTTATTCTCAACAGTCCAGTCAAACTCATAACCGAGCAGGGGATTTGCTGAAATCAATTGACCTTCATAAACTGGTGTTGCTGCAATACGGCTAAATTGTCCAGAGCGTTGAGCTAATTGAATAAATCCTTTGTAACCCATTTGAAATTGAGCTTCATTGCTTTCTTGCCAACGACCTTGACCATCTTTAAATTTGCGCTTGTATGGAACAATGTAGGCAAAACCCAGATTGTTATTTATTGGCAAATCAAGCGTTGCAGCCATCATTGCAGCATTAATCACTGTTGCTGGTACCGCATTTTTTAACTGCGGTTGATTGGCTACTTGCATAACAGAAGCTAAGAATCCTTGAGTTTTCTTGCCTAACACCTCCTCAAATTTCTTACGAATTGTTAAATCTGAAACATAAGCCTTGATTGACTTAGGATCATGTTCAGCTATTTGATTTTCTGTTTTTACTGGTGCATTCATCTTCTTCTCCTAATTTCCAATTTTCTTGAAACAACCGCATGTGCATAGAAAGAACACACCGTCATTAATTAATGAGTTTTTCTTATTGGTCACTGATCTACCGCAACCCTGACAAATGATGTAATCGACATATAGAACCATGATGTACTCCAAGTGACCGCTTAAAGGCGGTCACGTAATTCTGATTCAAGTTGATTTGCTAAGATGCTCACATCCGATTGATCTAAATAATAATTTTCTGTTTGACCATCTTCATTGAACACTGTGATTTCTTTGATTTGATTTAATTCAGCGTCACGACCTGATTCAAATCCGTTTCCATCTTTGAAATAACGTGCATCAAATTCGATTTCTAAAGTGAATTCATGATTAGCTGTATGAACAACAGCATTGGATTCTGATATTTCGTCAATAACGAAAGGAGCTGTAACGACTTGTTGTTTTGGTTGAGTTGGATCTAAAACAAGTGCTGAGGCTAATAGGGCTATAACACCTGTGCCTACAAGCATGTTTGACTTGATCTCGTTTAGTTTTGCATTCATACTTATCTCACTCTTTGAGTAAAAGCCCCCGTCGGTCGAATGTCAGGGGCTTTTTTTGTAGGTGTGAGATTAATTTAGCAAAATACTAAATTTAGTACAATACTATTTTTAGCAAAATTCTTAATATTTCATTTAGTTTTATACTAATTTATTGAATGGCAAAACAAAAAAATCCCACACAGAGTGGGATTTAATATTTTCAAAATCTTTTTATGGCATGTTTCAACATTATATTTTTTATATGTTCCACCTCAGGTGTAAATTCAAAATCATACTTAAACTCATGATTTATAATTTTTTTCATTGTTAAAGCATTGTGATCTGTTAGCAACTGGAGATCATACAGCTTTTGGAGGGCACTTTTATTTTTATCAAATACTTTTTGATTATTAATAATGGAGCTCGAAAGCTCCTGCGTAAGAGAATTAGGGATTTTATTTAAATCAACACCATATTTCTTTAAGGTTCCCCTAAGGGCATTATTAGCCAACTTATATGGGGAAAACCAGTATGCAAAAGGAAGCCAGAGCATGTGAAAAATTCGCATTATATATCCCTGTATAAACCAACAACTTTGCCTACAAGCCTTGAGTCGTCAGTGAGTTTAATGATTTTTTCTGGCCAATCTGGATTGAGTGGCTCTAAATACTTTTGATTACCCTCAATAATAATTTTCTTAAAAGTTGCCTCGGTATCTCCAAGATACGCGACGATAACCAAGTCGCCAGTTATTAAATCAAAAGCCTGTACATCAGGGTTAACATAAATGCGATCACCTGGCTCAAATCTAGGGAGCATGGAGTTTCCTGTAACTTTTAAACCATACCCATTTTTCCCACATTTCGTGTTAGGTGGCAGGTACTCATCAACAATTGTATCCCGTAGAACAGTTTCAATTGGTGAAATACTCCCAGCTGCAACCCATGAGATAACTGGTACTAATCTGCCCTCTATTGAGTATTTTTTTGAATAGTCAACATTGATATCTTCTTTTGTAAGGTCGCTATTTTCTCGATCCATATAGCCATCCTCTAAGCCTAGTTTTTTTTCAATCTTTCTGGCTAAAGGATTGCCCAAGGAGGCTGGTTTACCATTCTGCCCAATAGTTCCATTTATGATCTGACTTAAATAAGCAGGAGCAGTACCCACCATTGCGGCAAAATCTTTTTGAGAGCCGTTCGCTTTTTGTTCGATAAGCTGAAGAAGTTTGGTTCTTCTAATGTCTGAAATATTCATAATTGCAATTTAATAGTAAAAAACTAAAAAACAGAATGTGTAAAAAGCTAAATCGTGCTTGCAATTACTTTAGTAAAATACTAAATTATTCTGTATGTGATTTAGGAGATAGCCATGGGAGCTACATTAGTTTTAAAAAACCAATCAAATTCAAAAGGTCACGTATTAAGCCTTCTTAAATACCTTAAGAAAAAATCTGAAGATGACCTTAATGAATTTGCTTCAAGTTGCGGAACTACACCAGGAAACCTTTTGCAGATTGCATATGGTGGTAGTGTTTCTGCGACACTCTCAAAAAAAATAAATGAAAAAAGTAAGGGTGTTGTTCTATTGGCAGACTTACGCCCTGACATTTTTTTGTAATAGGTGCTCCCATGTCAGAAAAACTAACTGAGAGCATCACGTTTAAATGCACGGATGTCGAAAAGATCAGATTGGAACGAATAGCGAGGTCACGAAAGTTATCGCTATCAGAGCTAATGAGAAATGCAGGCATAGACATAATCCAAGAGGTTCAGGAATTACTTAATTGTCTACAAGCTGAGTTCGATTTGACCACAGATACAAGAGATATGAGAGAAAGCTTTGATTTTGAATTAACAGCTTCCCCGAAATTGATTGATGTCACCCCAACAAAAACCACAGGCACAAAAAAAGCCCAACTGCGCGACCAGTTGAGCCTTATTGCCACACCAATGAATTGATGTGAGAAGAATATGACAAATTTAGCATATGAGGTGAGTAATGGCTAGAGCAAGGAATATAAAACCCTCGTTCTTTACCAATGATGAACTAAGCGAACTAGATCCTTTGGCTCGCCTCTTGTTTATAGGTATGTGGACAGTAGCAGATCATAAAGGGTGTTTTGAATACAAGCCAAAACGTTTAAAAGTACAGTTGCTTCCTTACGACGAATGCAATATCGAAGAGCTCACGATTAATCTAGAAAAATCTGGATTTATCGCGATCTATTCCGTTCAAGGTCAACAATACATAAAAGTGATCAATTTTGAGAAACATCAGAACCCTCACAAGAATGAAAGAGAGAAAGGTTCGGAACTTCCAGACATAGATCAAAAGGATGAAGAAAACCCAAAGTTTACTAAGGACTTAGGAAATATCGAGATTAATCACGATGAGAACGGAAGTGATCGTGCTGATTCCCTTAACCTGATTCCTGATTCCCTCTTACTGAAACCTGAAAACTTATTACCCGAATCGGAAACAAAAACGGCTTCGCCTAAATTTAATTTTAAAACTGAATTAAAAAAATTAGGTGTTAGTGATGAATTGGCAACTGAGTTCTTGCAAGTACGAAAAGCAAAGCAGGCTGTAAATACCAAGAATGCATTTGAAAGCCTGGTCACTGAGATCGGTAAAACAAAATTAACCATGGTTCAAGCGATTGAATACTGTTTGAAGCGCCAAAAGCCATGGGGGGCGTTTAAAGCTTCTTGGTATCAAAACGAGCAAATACCGCAACAACCTCATTTTCAAACAACTGCCCAACAAACAGCAAATGAGCATGATCGTTGGCGAGAAGCTGAACAACAGGTGTTTGGTGGGAGTGAAATTGACATAACACCAAAAAAGCAAGATCTGATTGAGGGCGCGCGCTATGTCTGAATTCACCTATGAACACGCAATGTCTTTGATTTCAAAGATGCGAATTAATTACGGTAAAAAGTTTGCAGACCAGTGGTCAGGTGTAACACCCCGAGAATTAGCAAACGAGATGCTTAATTCATATCAGGGACTCACTCAATCAGATTTTCAACGTGGTTTATCACGCATGAGCCATGAGAAATGGCCTCCTACGATTCCTGAATTTCGATCTTGGTGCGAACCAAAATCAGGTGATTGGCTTGATGCACACGAAGCATGGGCGATTGCTAGGAACTCGATTGAATTTGGTACAGGTCGTGAGTTGACAGTTATTTGGACTGAGCAAACTGCAAAGGCTTTTGATAAATGTGCTGATTTGGTTATAACAGGAGATAAATACCAGCTTGCTGAAGCTAAGAAAATATTCATCTCGATCTATGACCGATTAATCACGGAAGCAAAAGATCAGGGGTTGAAGCCTGTCTACATTACAAGTCTTGGGGTTGATAAGGATCAACAGATATCTGCAATTGAACAAGCTCAATTTGATGGATTCTTAACAGCACCAGAGGCTAAAGCACAACTAGAACACAACCCTAAAAAATCTAATAGCGACAAACGCTATAAAACACTTGCTCGAGAAGCACTTGAAAAACTCAAAGGTCAGCTTAAAGCAAAAAATCCTATCAATAAATTAACACCTGAATGCATTGAGCCTCAGCCATGGGAATCCGCTAAGCAAGAGCACATAGACCCTTTTGATCAATTTGAGCAGTACAAAGCAATGCTTGAACGTGATGGCAAAAAGATCCCGTTAAGTCTTAGAGGTGCTTCATGAAACATCCCGAAGATAACCAAACAGTGGATTTGGTAGAAGAATTAGAGGTGAATTCATGAGAATGACCGAAGAGCAGTATCAAAACCTATCGTTAAATCAAAAAAATGAGGGGTTACAGCGATTATTGAGCAGAAGTGATGCAAAGGTAGCGGACAAGATTAAAACGGCTAATCTAAGCGATTTTAACCGCATTTTATGCAAAGAAGAAAATGTGATTTTTAGCTGTGAAATTGCAACTGTTCCACCATCGGTTAATCACTATTGGTTATCCAGTGGCAAGAAAAGATATTTAAGCGATAGAGCAAAGGCGTTTCACCGAATTGTGAAGCACATTGTTCCATCTCACAAAACAATAGCAAGACTAAAACTTGAAGTGACTTTTCACTTTCCTGACCGCAGAACACGAGACATAGATAACTATCTGAAAGCAACTATCGATAGCTTAGTTAAGTGCGGTTTATGTGTAGACGATGAGCAGTTTGATGAACTCATTGTTAAGCGTGGAAACGTGATTAAGGGCGGTTTGATCAAGTTGAAAGTTTGCACAATCTGAGGGTTTAAGAATGGAAATGACGGTTGATTGTTTGGCAAATGTGAATTCTCCTCGCGCACGCGCGCGTTTTCTCAACACTGAAACAAAAAAGAAGGTCAAAGAGTTTCGCGTAAAGATGCGTGGATACAAACGCCCTGACTTTAACCGCATGATCTTAGACCTTTTAAAACTTGGTTGGACACACGAGAAGATTGCCTATGTTTTGCCTGTGGCTGGTGCATCGACTGTAAGTGAATGGGCGAGAGGTGGTGTGCCTAATTTTGATAATGGCGATGCATTTGTATTGCTTTGGCAGACAGAAACAGGATTACAGCGTTTTCCTCGTGAAAATGAATATGAATACAAATACAAGATTGGTCAGCTCGATATATTTGCCGATGGTGGCTTAGTAGATCAGGTGCTTGGTCAGTTGGATGAGGTTATTAAGAATGAAAAATGATGCAAGGGGAGCTGGTATGAATGCAGTTGAGTTTGTTAAAAAGTATGGGTGGGAAGAATCACAACATATATCATCATTAATAATGGAAACTGGCGAAAATGTTTATGGAGTTGAACGCGAGGATTTACATGGACTAGTCGAGTCTTATGAGTTGGTTCAATCCTATGGTGGACTAGCTATGGCAAAACGCCAGTATTCTTGTTTTGCAAATGCGAGTAAATCGGTTGGGGTTAATCAATCACCCCGTGTTTTAGCATTAGGTAAAGCCATCGCATACGTGGAGAAGTGTCAATGATCAAAATAACAGATCAAGATTGCTATCAGCACCATAAAGACACACTAGAAAATTATGAAGCAACAAAGCATCTAGCTGTTTTTAATATCACTGAAAATAGAGCTAACGATATTCAAGAGGCTTTATTGAAATACCGCAGAGAGAATAATATTTTTGAGGTGGGGGATTATGTAGTGTATAAATCAAATGCTGGGCTGGAAGGTTTATTTCAGATTGAAACATTAACAAAAACAGGAAAGCCAAAAACAGTAAAAACTAAGCGTTTTGGTAATTTTCCTTGTCGTTATTGTGAGGTACAACACGCCACACCCGAAGAAATCAAAGCAGGTCATCGTTTGGAGGCAGAACGTCATGGATAAGTTAATCATTGAGTTTAATAAAAAGTTCGATAAACAAAAACAAGAACTTATTGATGGATTTAAAGCATTAGGGGAGGAAAAAAGACTTCCTAAAGCTTTGGCAACAATTGAGGGCGAACAACCAACATATAAGAATTATTTTAAAGCGGGTTGGCAATCCCGACAGGCTGAGGTTGATGAGAAAGACAAGCGCATTGAAGAGGCTTTGGCAATTGTCGAAAGGTTTAGAGACAAGCGTTATCCGTTCAATGTGTTCTGCAATCCGATGGAAAAAGCCCTGCGAGGTGAGCATGAGTGATTCAATATTTTGGATTTGCATGACGGTTCTGGTTTTAGCTCATTTGTTCAAAGAGCCATTATCTAAATTGATTGGGGGTTAACAATGCAAATTCCTAAAGGGTGGCAAGACTAAAATCACCCAACAAACCTAAACACATAAAGCCCAACACTAGCCCTATCACTAACGATGGGGCTTTTTTATGGCTGAGCGCAAAATAAATACACCTGGTGTGACTGAGAGTAAGCAACCAGAAACAACAGAAGAAACCAAACCTGAGCAAACGACTGAAATTCAGGATGCTGTAACAGGTGTGACTGAGAGTCAGCATACTGAACCATCACAAGAAGATTTATTACGTGAATTGGCAGAGGCAAAAGCTCAGATCGAACAATTAAAAAATCAATCTCAGCCTGTTGCCTTTGATGCTCAACAGCCTAAACAGCCTGCAAAGCGCGTTCCTGTTTTGACAAAAGATGGATGGACCACAAAGGAGGCTGACTAATGTGTGGAGGTGGCTTAGGAAAAGTCTTTTCTACTGTTACGGATGCAATCGGCTTAACCAACACTAAGCAAGCATCACAAGGCTATGACGCTCAAGCAGCAGAAACAGACGCAAAAAACGCAGCACAGGAAGCACAAAACCAAGCTAAGGCACAACGTAAAAAACGCCAAGCTTCAGAGGTGCTTACTTCAACTGACCAAAATCAGAAGAAAACAACACTCGGCGGTGGCTAATTATGAGTGATTTAGTAGCAAGGTATTGTAAGCGATTAAGCGAGCTAAAAGCTGAACGTGTACGTTACGAACCAATGTGGACAGAGGCATATCGTTATGCTGCGCCTGAGCGCCAACAATCGTTTATTGGTGATGATGTAACGGATAGTCGCAAAACCCAACGTGCCGAGCTACTGGATTCAACTTTAGCAGAGGCAACACAGCTTCTTACATCGAGCATTATTTCAGGTACTACGCCTGCAAATGCATTGTGGTTTAAAGCTGTGCCTGATGGTGTGGATGATCCTGCCGAATTAACAGAAGGTGAGCAATGGCTTGATGTGATTTGTCAGTTCATTTGGCGAAATATCCATGGCGCAAACTATGACAGTGAAATCTTTGATCTTGTTTTAGATTGTGTTGTTGCAGGTTGGGGCGTGATGTATGTAGATATTGACCGCAAAGTAGGTGGTGGATATGTATTCCAGACCTATGATATTGGTCAATGCTATCTCTCAACAACTCGACAAGACCAAAAAATTGACACGCTTTATCGTGAATTTGAAATGACTGCAGCCGCATTGGTTGCTGAATATGGAGAAGATAAAGTAAGTGAAAAAGTCCGCAATACTTACAAAGAAAAACCTGATTGTAAGATCAAAGTTGTAACTGTTGTTGAGCCTAGAAATATCAAGGCTTCTCATGATCTATACACCCTAGCCAAGAATAAGTCTTTTGCTTCATATCATATAGAAGTTGAAGCGAAGCACATCTTAAAAGAATCAGGCTACAACGAGTTTCCTTATGTTGTGCCACGATTCAGAAAATTGCCTCGTTCTGTATATGGAATTGGTCAAGTCGCAATTGCTTTGCCCGATGCAAAGACTGCAAACATTCTTATGCGTGACACTGTGCGAAGTGCTGAGATTTCAACACTAGGTATGTGGGTTGTGGAAGATGACGGCACATTGAACCCACGAACTGTTCGTCTTGGTGGTGGGAAAATTATTACTGCGAATAGTGTTGAAAGCATTAAGCGAATTGATGATGGCAAAGGCTATCAAGTCGGTATCGAAATGCTTGGTCTTATTCAGAGCAGTATCCGTAAAAAAATGATGGCAGACCAATTGCAACCGCAAGATGGTCCTGCAATGACAGCAACAGAAGTGCATGTGCGTGTCGATTTAATTCGTCAGCAACTAGGTCCTTTATATGGTCGTTGGCAAGCTGAATTATTAACACCGTTGTTGGAGCGTACTTTCGGACTTGCATATCGTGCAGGCGCAATCGGTGACGCACCAGAAGAAATGCAAGGGCGCAATCTTTCATTCAAGTTTATTTCTGCTTTAGCTCGATCACAACAGCTTGAAGAAGTCACAGCAATTGAGCGCTTCATTACGAACATTGCAGGTGTAGCGAATATCGATCAAACCATTTTAGACAACGTTGATATGGATGCAGTGGCTCAAGTCACAGGCATGGGCTTGGGTGTACCTACAGCAATTCTGCGCACCCAAGAACAAATTGATTCTATTCGTCAACAAAGACAACAAGCACAGCAACAGGCAGTACAACAAGAACAAGCTCAAACACTGGCACAACCACTTGCCAATGCAGTGGGTAAAGGGCTTGAAAATGAATTAACGAGTGAGGTGATGTAGTGATTTATGTAGTTATAGCAATAGCCATTGTGTTCCTAATTTATGCAATTTTCCAAAAGATTAAGCATGAAGAATGGCAAGAAAAGTATTGGGAGGAAAATCGTTGCCATCAAGCCACTGAATTAGAGCTAAAGGAAGTAAATCAAAAGCTGACTGAAGCCTATGAAGATATTGAAACATTCTCAAAAAATTATGAGTTAGAGAAGGAACATCGAAAGCAACTTGAACAAAGTCTGACCAAAAATGACGATGAAACCAAAGAATCAGGCGTTTATTTCAGGCAGCGAGAACTAACAAGACCTACGCCCGAGACCTATCGAGTCGTGTTTGATTTAGACATAAACGGTCAGCGAATCTTAGAGCATTTAACACAAATGTATTGCCGTGATGCTTTCTCAAGCACAGATCGGGAAACCAATTACAAGTTAGGACAACAAAGCGTGGTCCACTACATGATTAATCAAATCAATAAAGCCAATGATCCAAATTACAGCGAGGTAGCAGACAATGGATGATCTACAAAATCAAGGTGGTGAAGAGACTCAGACTACTGAGCAAACTCAAACTTCAACAGAAACAACCACACCAAATGAAGAAACACAAACCACTGATAAGCCAACTGAAACCAAAGAAGAAAAACCAAATCTTCCAGAGTCAGCAGATAAGTATGAAGTGACTTTAGAGGGCTTTGACTTTGAATCATTCAAAGCAGACGAAAGCAATAAGTCATTTTTAGAAAACGCCCATAAAGCAGGTATTTCTAATGAGCAGTTGGGTGTTGTGCTTGAAGCATATGACCAACACACAGCAGTCCAACTAGAGCAATTACAGACTGAGTGGGGCGGTGACTTTGATGCAAATATTCGACTAGCTCAACAAGCAGTTCAAGCGGCAGGTTTAGACCCAAAAGATGTGGATTCTCCAACCTTTGGCATTCGCTTGGCAGCTTACTACGGCAAGGCATTGCAAGAAGATATGCCTCCATTAAACACACAGCAAAGTGGCACTGACAATGTATCAGACTTGATTGCATCAGAGGCATATATGAATGAAAGTCATCCTGACCACAAACGTGTTTATGCCCAAGTTCTAAAACACTATGCAAAATTAAACCAGTAAGGGGCTTAACCTATGGCTAATGAAAACAAAATCACGGCAGCGTTTGTAACACAATACCATGATGCGTACGAAGTTGCAGCAATGCAAAATGAATCACGACTGTTAAAAACGGTTGTGAATCGTGGGAAAATTACAGGTGAATCATTCACGATTAATGATATGGGGCAAGTGGAAATGTCACCATCAGGCAATCGTTTCGGTGATACTGCTTGGACAATTCCTGACACAGGTGTTCGTACTGCTTTAATGGCGGATTATGATCTATTCATTCCAATTGAATCTCGTGATCTCCCAAAATTAAAAGCAATTCCAACCGATAAGTATATGAAAAACTTAATCAGTGCTCGTAATCGCAAAACTGACGATATTATTTATCAAGCATTGGTTGGTGGTATTGCCCGTACTACTGTGAATGATGCAGGTGTAAAATCAGTCTCTACGGTGAATTTGCCAGCTGGACAAATCATTCTTTCAGGATTTGGAACCCTCAAACAAAAAATCATTAAAGCAAAATCTCTATTCCGTCTGAATGAATGTGATGAACATAATGGTGAAACCCTAAATATGCTATACACAGCTTCAATGCTTGAGGATATTTTAGGTGACACAACACTTACAAGTGCGGACTTTATGGCAGTTAAAATGCTCCAAGAAGGTGCTGTTGCAGGTAAGTGGTTGGGTGTAAATTGGATTCCTTACGAAAAACTCAACAACGGGGCAGGCGGTGCAACCGAACGACGCACTGGTATGTATGCAGGTTCAGCAGTTCATTTTGGTGATGCTGATATTACTGGATTTGATATTTCTAAACGTCCAGATAAAAAGAATATCAGCCAAGTAGGCGGTGTTCATTCATTTGCAGCAGGTCGTGGAAATGAAGCAAAAGTAGTCGCAATTGATTTTGAAATCTAAACCACTCCCCACATCTTAATGGTGTGGGGTTTTTAATGCCTAGGGGAAAGTTAGATGAGTGAAAAAATTAAGCAAGAAAAATACTTTGATTTAGATGTTGAAGTTGAAGAAAGCACTATTTGTATTAATCAGAAAAATTCTGATCTAGTAATCAGTAAAGATGCTGCAAAGCGGTTGATTGAAATCTTACAAGATTTTGTTGAGTAGATTTATCTACGTTTCCTTTGCCCCGAAACACAACAAATCAAAACCTAAAAGCCTTCAAGATAAATAAAACTTGAGGGCTTTTTTATGACCACAACAAAAATATCTATCTGTAATCACGCTTTGTCATTAATTGGAGAGCGTTCTATTTCTAGTTTCGAAGAGGAAACAACAACAGCAGAGCATTGTCGAAATGTTTATGACCAAACACGTAAATCGGTTTTACGTGATCATCCATGGTCTTGTGCTAAAAAACGAACCATTCTTGCGCCTGTAACTACATATCCAGCCTTTGATTTCAATCATGCATTCCCATTACCTAAAGATTTTTTACGTTTAATTGATGCAGGGCAATGTCAATATGAAATTGAGAATCGGCATATTTTATCAAACAATAATGAGCTACGTTTAATTTACATATTTGATAACAGCAATGAGGACACATGGGATTCAATTTTAGTTGAAGCTATGGCTCTTAAACTTGCTTCACGACTATGTAAGCCCTTAACTGGTAGTGATGCAGCAGGTGAATCCGCAAAAGCCGAATATGAGCGCCAAATCGCTAAAGCACGCAGAGTAAATGCACAAGAGCGCCAGAGCGAAGATATGCAATACAGCGAGTCATCATATCTCGGAGGGCGTTACTAATGCGTAGTTGGGTATTAAAAAATAATCTCAGTAGTGGTGAGCTCAGTCCTTTGCTATGGACTCGTACCGACGTACAGCAATATGCAAATGGAGCAAAAACACTTTTAAATGCGATTCCACTTGTGGAGGGTGGGGCAAAGAAAAGACCAGGCACACGTTTTAAAGATGTGTTTGCAGGTGCTTTGCGTTTGATTCCCTTTATTCCAAGTTCTGAAAATGCCTATATGTTGATCTTGGGTGCTGGATTTTTAAAGGTTTATGATCCACGCACATATAGTATTGTCTATGAAGTAGCGACTCCATATAACACTGCTCAAAAAGTTAAGGAAATACAGTTTGCTCATACTCGCTATCGCATGTATTTAGTGCAAGGTGACACGCGTGTACATCGATTCTTGTGTTCTGCAGATTTTACGAATTGGCAATTTTCACCTTTCACGTTTTCAGTACAACCAACGGATGAGCTAGGTACATCCCCTAACGTTTCACTTAAACCAAGTGGGACAATCGTTGGGCGATCAATTGGGCTTACAGCAACAGCATTCCCTGCTTGGAACAATACAGAACAGTATTTAATAGGTGACCGTGTAATTCACGCAGGACAAACTTGGCGAGCAACTTCTGATAACAAGGCGAGCGAGCCTAGTCCAACATCTGGCAATTGGGTTGGTGTGGCAGCAGGTGATGCATCTGTATTTACAGTTGATCATGTAGGTGCTGTCATTTCAATCAATGGTGGTCAAGTTAAAATCACATCGGTGTCATCACCTACGGATGCTATTGGTGAAGTTATGGTGGCGCTTACTTCTGATATTCAAGCTATCGCAAAGTCTTGGACACTTAATTCTTTGGCATTCACAGATTCCACAGGATATCCAAGAACGGTGGTGTTTTTCAAACAGCGTTTAGTATTTGCTAATACAAAAACAAATCCAAATCAATTGTGGTTTGGGTCGATTGGTAACGATGGCGACTTTTTAGAATCCACAGATGATGCAGATGCCTTTAGTGTTGCTTCATCATCTTCACAGTCAGATAACATTTTACACTTAGCACAACGTGGTGGCGTAGTTGCGCTCACTGGTGGGTCTGAATTCTTAATTAGTTCAACTGGTGCACTTACACCTGCATCAGCTCAAATTGAACAACACACAACTTTTGGGGCACAGAAAGACGTAAAACCCTGCCAAGTAGGAAGTGAATTATTATTTGTTCAACGAGGTGGAGAGCGTTTACGTGCATTATCATATCGATACGAAGTTGATGGTTTGGTATCTCCTGAGCTGTCAGCAATTGCACCACACATTGCTCAAAAACATGGTGGCATTAAAGAATTAACCTACCAACAAACACCATATTCATTGGTTTGGATTGTCTTAAATGATGGTAAGGTTGCTTCAATTACATTGAATCGTGATCAAGAAATGAATGCATGGGCATTACATGACTTTGGTTGTGAGGTTATTTCTGTATGTTCATTGCCAACATTAAGCGGTTCAGATCAATGTTTCATTCTAACAAACCGTAAAGGTTCTATATTTTTAGAAGAATTAATTGAATCAGCTCAAAGTGATTGTGAGTTTATTTATGCTGAGGGAAATACCATACCTAAAAATCAGCTGAATACCCCTTATTTAAACTGGTCAAACAGTGATGGTTATTGGTATTCAGAGCAATTGGATATTCAAAGAGAACCAGGACAAACTTATTATTGTGGTCAACCATTCTTGTTTGAAGTTGATTTACTCCCTCCTGATTTCAGTCAAGTACCAAGTACAACCATGTTTCATAAAATATCAGTTCATGAAGCAACAGTATGGATCAAGGATAGCATCGGGGGATTTGTTAATAATTATGAGTTGCAACATAAAAAAGTATCATCTGAGGCTTTCAAAAATAATCTATTCACCGGCTATGTTGATACAGCATTAACAGGATGGCAGCCATTACATAGCCTTGAATTGAAATTAACACACAACAAACCTCAACCTTATCACGTACAAAGTATCTCTATGTTGGTATCAATCAATGAGAAATAGAGATGTTTGTGAGAACAGCAACAATTCAGGATTTGGACACGCTTGTTGATTTCGGCAAGCGTCTCACTCAGGAATCACCAAAATTTCAGCATCAAGGTTTTGATGAAGATCGGGCAGTACAGTTATTTACCCTTTTAATTGAAAAGCAAGAATCAATTTTGTTGGTCTGTGATGAATATTCAAATGTCATTGGTGCATTAATCGGCTGTATAGATGTGGATTGGCGCACAGGTCAGCGCCTTGCATTCGAGCAAGGTGTTTATGTGTTGCCAGAATATCGTACAACTGGCGCAGGGAGTGAGTTGATTCAAAACTTTATTGATTGGGCGAAGCTCAACAATGCAGATCGAATTCAACTCGGCACAATTACAGGCATCAAAGCGGAAAGAACAATAAGTTTATATGAGTCTTTAGGCTTTGAATTGACAGGCTATGTTTTGGAAATGGGGGTTTAACTATGTGCAATGGTGGAGTTATATCATCCGTTTTTAGTGGCGTTGAGGGCATTGTAAATGCAGGTCAAGCTGATGCAATTTCTAAGGGTAATGCCAAAACAGTCCGATCTGTGGCAAAACTTAACTCAAAAAAGATACTTGAGCAGGGCAATAAAGATGCTTCATCCGCACGAGCAGCAGCGGCAGAAAATGGCTTAAACGTTGATGTAGGTACAGCGGCAAATATTCAAGATCAAATACTTGGTGATGCTGCGTACAACTCAACAATGAATCTCAGTGATTCTAATTGGCAAGCAAATCAGATTAGACAACAGGGTAAAATGCAACGAAACAGCTATGGTATGAAATCAGCCAGTAGCTTTATTGATGCAGGCTCTCAGGCTATGGGGTGGAAATAATGTTAATACCACGTTCAAGAGGTCGTGAAACAGCTCAACCAACTTTACAGCAACATACTCCGATGACTGGTTTATCCGCAATTGGTAATTCTATTGGCGGTGCAGTACAGGCACGTGATGAGAAACTTCAAGAGCAGGAAGTGACAGCGAAACGCCTTGAGCTTTATCATAATGATGTGTCTGAGCAAGAAGCGAAAGTAAAGCTTGATGATGTGATGACCACAGAAATGAGCAATCAAGTTTCAACTTTGAAAAACGACCTTGCTAACGGAACAATTAACGCACAACAAGCGGACGAAAAACTAAAAACTTGGTCGAATGATCGCTATAAGCAACTCGAATCTGACATGCCCATGCATGCTCAAAAGAAATTACAAGAGTATTGGAACAGCACAGCAAGCCAACAAGCAACAAGCTTTTTGCCTTTACAGCTTCGTGCCGATGTTCAAAAGGGTGCGACCATTGCAAACCAAGCTTTTGATATTTCCACACGCCAAGATCGTGAAGCAGGGCGACAGTATTTAATTAAAAACTTGGATGGTCTGAATTTAAGTGTTGCTGATAAAGCTGATCGTCTGAATAAGTATGATGTAACACGTGATATAATGGATATTGACGGTCGTGTAACATCGGCTGTAGAAAATAACAATGTAGGTGATTTGAATAATCTGCTTGGTGAACTTCGAGGTGGCCAGTTTAAATATTTAGATGGACCAACGGTTCAAGACAAAGAAAAACAGGTTTTAAGCAGAATTAGTGCTTTAGATCAAAAGGCACAAGTCGAAGAAAATAAACGCATTACTCAATCAAACAAAGTATTTAATGACTTTAAAACACAAGTGCTTACAGGACGCGCCTTAGACAGTGGCTATATTCAAAATGTAGAGAGTGCAGTCAAAGGCACAAATAATGAAAGTGACTTTCAGTTTTATAAATCAAACTCAATAAACTTTCAAAAATTTAGTCGCTTATCTACAAGCGATATGCTTTCTAAAATCAATAGCCAAAAAGCAGCTATGAAAAACTCAACCACTAACAATGCCGAAAATGAAAGCAAGGTTATGAATGTGTATGAGTCTATCTATCGCGACAAGTTAGAAACGTTAAAAAATAACCCAAACCAAGCGGTAAGTGAGGCAGGCTTAAAGCCTAATCAATTAACTGGTATGGAATTAAAAGCAAATCCACAATCATTCGCTGCCAAAGCTGTCGAAAATGGTGTGAATCAATATGCTTTACGTGACCCAAACATCAAATTAAAACCAATCTCAGAAGAGAATCTTCCTGAAGCAAAGCAGGCATTTGATGCAATGGGTGTGAATGCAAAGCTTGATTTTATTGGTGCGCTTATTGGGCAGTCTAAAAATATTCCAAATGGAAATAAAATTTGGGGCGCAACTCTAGGGCAATTAGGTAGTGGTGATCAGTCGTATATCATGGCAGGTATTGCACGAATGAATGACTACAAAACCACTAACGGTGAAGATGTGGCTAAAGCAATATTAAGTGGCACACAGGCGCTTAAAAATAAACAATTGACTATGCCTAAGGATGAGCTGCTTAAATCAGAATTTAATAAGTATGTCGGTAATTCTGTATCTGGCGAAACAGCAAATATGACCTTTCAGGGGTTTAAATCAATATATGCCCATTTATCTGAACGTGACGGGTATCAACATAAAGATAAGGATGATTTAAGCAAAAATATTGCTAAAACAGCTTTAAGTATGGCTACAGGCGGTGTTTATGATCAACCCATAAAATATGGCAATCAAAGAACATGGAAGGTGTCTAAGCCTTACGGTTTAAGTGATGATGAATTTGAAAAAGATGTAAATAAAGGATTGAGATATATCTCCTCACAAACTGGAATAAGTGTTGGTGAGCTTGAGGATTTTAGATTGCGTCGTTCAGCAACACGTTCAAGCACAGGTGAGATTCGATATGATCTTATCAATGAACGTGGTAATCCCTTAATTGTTAAGGGTGTTCAGTGGTGGGTGAATATGAAAGGGAGAACCAAGTAATGAGTAACTGGCTTTCCGAATATTCAGGCGAAGATCAACAACAAGTTGATGCAGTCAATGCAAAAGGTTTAACACGTAAGCCAACGATAAAAGAAGAACCGAGTTTATTCTCAGGTGCTGCAACCGCAGTACCAAGAGGCTTGGTCGCAGGTGCAGTAAAAGTGGTTGATACTGTAGCTAAACCATTTGAGCGAATTGCTGATCATGTTCAATATGCGACTGAGGATATTCAAAAGAATGGAATTGATGGTGGCATTAACTTAGCTGATCCATCATTCAGCGAAGTACATGAAGAAAAAAACAAGGTTAGAAATCAACAATTAGTTTCTGAAATTGAGCAGCTTCAAGACACTAAAAATACAGGTACAGTAGGGAATATTCTATTTAGCTTGGGCGACTATGCAACACGAGCGACCATTGGTACTTTAGCTGCTGGTCCTGTTGGTGCTATTGGTGTTACAGGGTTATCAGAAACAAATTACAGTTTTGAGGAATTAACCAATAAAGGTGTGGATTCTGAAACAGCTTTAAAAACTGCTGCTGTAGATGGTGCTGTAGCAGGTGTATCTGCCGCACTCCCTATCTCTTATGGGATGAAAGGCACAGGCGGTTTAATTAAGGATGCAGCACTTTCAATCGGTGGGGCGACAGCTTTGTCTACAGCAGGGCAGTATGCAAGTGGTCAAATCCTTGAAAATTCAGGCTACAAAGATCAGGCAAAAAAATATGAAATTACTGCTGAAAGCGTTGGAACAGATTTAGCCTTGAATGCTTTACTGTTTGGTGGTGCACGAGGTGTAAGCGCGTATAAGGCTAAACTTGATGCAGATGTAGCCAATGAGATTAATAATTTAGATATTGATCAAATTGAAGCAAAAGAAACTCAAATCCAAGCTAATTTAGTCAAAAATGAATTAGAGTTTGAGCAAACACTTTCACCAAGAAATACCACTGATCCAGTCCAGCAGAACAACCATTTAATTAATCTTGATACAGTAGTCGATCAAATCAAGGCAGGTCGTCAGGTTCAAATTCCTCGTGAAGTAAAAGGCGAACCAAAGCAACGTACAGTAACGATTCAGCCTTCTGAATATAAAAATATTCGCTATAACGATCCTCGCCTAGATTCTGTGTTGCATTCCAAAGCAAGCCAAATGGATATGGAGTGGGCAACGCCTTTACTACTCGCTATCCGTCGAGCAGGTGAGAAGTCAAACAATAATCAGGTTTCACCTGTAGGGGCGAAATCAATCATGCAAATTATGCCTGAAACTCAGGCAGGGCTTGAGAAAACCTATGGTAAAAAATGGGATATAAACAATCCTAATGATGCAACTGAAATGGCTTTATATCTTGTTCGAGAAATGTCTGAGCAATATAAAACCAAAGACCCTTTAGTTTTAGCAGCTCATTACAATGGTGGCTTTGTAAATGGTAAAGCTATGCAGAAAAATGGCAAACCTAAAGCACAAGAAACAATTAATTATGTCAACCGAGTGAGAGATTTTCTTAATACTGGAAAATATAAAAACTATACCGGTAATAATATTGGCACTTCTATTGGCTTAGATGGTTCAAGTTACGACTTTGCGTATGAGGTCAAATCATTAAGCGATTTGATTGCATCCAATGATCAAGCCTATGGGGTTAATCCAAACTACCCAAGCGAATTGCAACCACGTGACCGAACAAGGGAAGCATCACGCCAACAGATTGAGGATATGGCGAATGATATTAAACCTGAATGGTTGGGTGAGTCGTATAAACTTTCAGATGGTGCGCCTATCATCGGTATGGACAATGTTGTTGAATCGGGTAATGGTCGAACATTGGCAATCAGTAAGGCATATGAACAGGGCAAAGGTGAAGCCTATCGACAATTTGTTCAAGATTTTGCAAACACTCGAGGTTTGGATATAGAGGGTATCAATAACCCTGTTTTGGTTCGTACACGTCTAACAGATACTGATCGCGTAGAGTTCGCAAAGCTTGCCAATCAAAGTGATGTAGCGCAATTCAGTAGTACAGAACGAGCTGTCAATGATGCAGATAAACTTCCTGACTCGAGTCTCTTAAAAATCAATAATGATGGCACAATTAATCTTGATCAAAGCATGGATTATGTTCGTGGTTTTGTAGACCAATTACCACAAACAGAACGAGCAAATGCAATCACCAGTGATGGCAAACTTTCGCAAGATGGAAAGCGTCGAATTGAGTCTGCAATTGTTCAACGTGCCTATGGTGACTCGAATCTCGTTAAGCGACTTTCTGAAAACTTAGATGATGACAGCAAGACAGTATTAAATGCATTGCTTAAATCAGCGCCTCAGCTCTCACAATTGAATGATTTAGTAAAACAAGGTGGTAGACACCAAAACACAATTGCGAGCGATTTGGCGCAAGCTGTGCAGAAATACAGTGACCTAAAAGCCAATGGCTTACCTGTTCAGGATTATCTGAATCAGGGCACTTTGTTTGATGATGGTTTGTCACCTGGTGCAAAAGACTTTCTAAATGTTTTTGACACCAATAATCGCAGTGCAAAAGCCATTGGAGAGAATATTCAATCCAAGATTAATGAAGTCGAGAACATGGGCGATCCACGTCAAGGCACATTGTTTGGTGATTCTTATGAGGAAAAAGCAGCACTAGATATTATTATGCAAAACCCTGATCAATTGATTTCAGTAAGCCGTACAGACCCACAGGGCAACATTGAAGAAATAACAATGACATTGCGTGAACGATTGGATGAATTGGAAGCTGAAGCGAAAATGGCGGAAGTTGATATAACTGCGACTCAAGCTGCAATTAGTTGTGCTTTACAGTTTGGATAATAGTATAATTAGTAAGCGGATAGAGGATAGAACCATGAACATTGAAGATATTAGAATTAACGCCCCATCTAGTGCTAAATATTTCAGAGAGAAAAACGGAAAAACCATTTACTACAAAACGGCTATGATTGGATCGAGACATATTCTTTACAGATATGAAAATGAGACATGGGAAGAGACTACTTTAAAAGATTGGAGTGAGTTATCTGAATTATAAAAGTTTTGATTGTCCAATCCCATCACCCAACAAAACCCACTTTATTAAATGCTCAACTGTTAAAAACATTTGGGCATTTTTTATGAAAGATCAATGCAAACAAGCCGTAGCAAAAGCTTTAGGCAAAACACAACTTACACAACAAGAAGCAGATAACATCGAGCAACGTATCCGTGACGCTATGAAGTCACGTGCGAGACAAGATATTGATGCTTGGCGTAATTTGTCAGATTCAGAAAAATTAACCGCAGCAGGTGAGCAGGTCGCAATAGATATTAAGGCTGATATAAAGCGAAAAAACAAAATTGCCGCAAACGATATTCTTACTCAAAGTAAAAATCTTGCTCAGCTTGATCATCCAACATTATCTGCATCAGAGGTCATTGACCGAATGGTTGCGCCTCATGGTGATATGTCAGGAATACAGTCTTTAGACTCTAAAGCTCGTGCAATTGCTTCTATTTATCGTGGAGACTTAACAGATTTTTATACCAATATTAAAGGTGGTTCGGGTGTATTCACTGATCTTGACTTGGTTCAAAATATTGTACGAGAACGTTTTAATGAAAACACTAGCGATACTTTAGCCAAAAAAATATCAGATAAAATGGGTGATGTTTTTGAAAGTATGCGTGAGCGTTTCAATCGTTCGGGTGGAGATATAGGAAAACTGGATGATTGGGGGCTTCCGCAAACACACAACTTAGAAAAAATTGCAAAAGTTGGTAAAGATGAATGGGTTAATCGATCTGAGCAATTAATTGATACTTCAAAATATGTGCATGAAAATGGTGAATTTTACTCTCAACAAGAAATTCGAGAATTGCTTGAATATGCCTTTGATACCTTAACAAGTAATGGTGCAAACAAAACCGAAATTGGAAGGCAAACTACTGGGCGAGGTGCATCAAAAGTTACCAGTCGTCATTCTGAAAGTCGAGTTTTACATTTTAAAGATGCCGATTCGTGGATGGAGTATCAACAGAAATTTGGTGGATTACCTTTTGTTGATCTTGTTGAGGCTCATGTAAGTGGCTTATCTAAAGATATTGCACTGGTTGAAAATCTTGGTAGTAATCCTAAAAATGCAATGCGGCTTTTAATGGATGCCGCAGAACAAAAAGATTGGGCGAATGGCTTAAATCCCAAAGATACAAACGCATCAAGAAAGCGTGCTCAAACCATGTTTGAGGAATTTACAGGACAGAACACACCACAATCGGAAGTATTGGCAAATCTCGGTTTAGCATATCGATCTATGAATGTTGCATCCATGCTTGGCGGTACGATGTTATCTTCAATAACCGACCAAGCCATGATTGCCAAAACAGCATCAGTACATGGAATTGCATACCGAAAAACATTTGGAGAGCTGATCTCACAATTAAATCCAAAGAATAAAGAAGATAGAGACAATGCCCATAGTTTAGGGCTGGCAACCGAGGAAATGTTAGGGTCAATTAATCGATGGTCGGATGATGGTCTAGCCTCAACAAGTGGAAAGGCTCAAAAAATAGCGCGTTTATCCAGTGCAATTGCAACTCAAATTATGAGAATTTCAGGCTTAAATGCTTTAACTGCTGCATCAAAAGTTGGTTTCTCAAAAATGCTAATGAATAAATACGGCACATTAACGCGTTCTAAATCATGGGATCAGGTTTCAGATATTGATCGTGAATTGATGGAGAAAACAGGAATAAACGAGCGAGCATGGAAAGTCATGCAAGTTGCTGAACCAATTGTTGATCGCAAAGGTAATCAGTTAATGTCGGCGAAGTCTATCTATCAAATTCCCGATGAGAAAATCATAGGTGCAATGGATGATGATTTTAAAAAATTACAAGACAACACCGATGCACAGCTCAACGAATTGAATCAGCGTAATTTTGAAGATGATCAGCGCATAGCAAATAAGGCACAGCAAATTGATGACTTAAAACAACAGTTGTCACAACGCTTACAAGACTATGCAAATCGCACAGATTCAAAATCCAGTGCTGAAAAACAAGCGCTAAAAGATCGTATTGATTTGCTTAATACCCAAAACGAGGTTGCGGCAGCTCAAGTCGATATTAACGCCTATCTACAAGCTGAAAAGCAATCCAATCGAATACAAGACTTTTTGCAACAAGTCGAAGATGGTCGTCACTCAGATAAAGCAGCTCAAGATACACGTAAAAATGTAGAGCGTAATGCTGGGCAATATGGTCGGCGTGGTGAGGAACTAGGCAAGCGCTTGGGTAATGCCGAGCGTCGAATGGTCGAACTACGCGCCAAAATTAGAAAGGCTGAAAGTGAAGCAAACAAGTCAATTGACAAGAAATTTAATGAATTGGATAAACGTGTTAAATCATTGGATGAAGAATTTTCACAATATCAAACTCGTGTAAATGATCGTCAAGCTAAACGCTCTCAAGCTATTGAAGGAATTACAAATAGCATTGATGATAATCGCAAAGAATTAGCACAAAAGATTCGCGATGAAGTAGCGAGTCAATTCCAAGCACACATCCTTGATGAACAAGGTATGGCAGTTGTAGAAGCTGGATTGCGTGAGCGTACGTGGATGAGCGCAGGGCAAAAGAAAGGCACAGCAATGGGCGAAATTGTGAAAGGTATTTTACAATTCAAATCTTTTCCAGCAGCATTTCTTATGCGCCATGGTTCACGTGCAATGAGTATGGACAAAGGCACATCTAAGGCAGCGTATGGCTTATCTATATTCGCAATGACCACATTGCTTGGTGCTTTGGTTGTTCAGCTTAAAGAAATTGCCAACGGTAATGATCCTCAAACTGTTTGGGATAGTGAAGACCCGAATAAATTGGCTAAATTCTTTACGCGATCTGCGGTGCAAGGTGGTGGCTTATCTGTATTGGGTGACATTCTAGTAGCAGGCGCAGACCCATCGGGCAGAGGAACATCAGATTTTATTGCAGGTCCATTGGGTAGTGATGTAAAAACTGTGTTGGGCGTAACTGTAGGCAACGCTTTACAGGCTTATGAAGGTAAAGACACCAACGCAGCGAATGAAATTTTTAAATTAATTAAAAGTAAAGTGCCTGCACAAAATTTATGGTATACAAAAGCTGCAATGAATCGAATGATTTTTGATGAGTTGCAAGATGTTATTGCACCTGGTTACCGTGAAAAACTTATGCGCAAAGCTCAACGAGAACAAGATCGCACTCAATGGTGGGGTGATGATATTGGTGATATTCAAGCGCCTGATTTCGACAAAGTCATTCAATAGCAACTCACCCAACAAACCATAACTCAAACCCTCGTATAACTTCTTATTATGCGAGGGTTTTTATATGTCAGATGAAAAGAAAAAAGTAGGTCACTTAAAGCCTGAAACCAAAGAGAAACTTATCCTTTGCTTGGAAATGGCTGGTACCGACACAGTTGATTTAATGACTGAGGCATACGGGAAAGACATTTTTGATAAGGAAGGTCGTGGCGATAAAGTTTGGCTTTATAAGGGTGCAAAAGAAGCATTAACTTGCATGGAAAAATTGAAACGCATCTTAAATGATGATGAGCTTTCGGTGGGTGATCCAAATGATCGTAAGATTTCCCCTGAGTCACAAGCGGCAGAATTATTGAAGGCTGTATCTGAAAAGCTTGAAGCACGTAAAAACCAACGCCCGAGTTAATTATGATTCAGGTTGGTTTTGCGGCTTTCTACCTCGTTTATGCTGAAACGCTGAATTGGGTTGTGCCTGATTTCCACTTAGATGTCTGTGACTTCTTGGAGGATTATGGCTCACTTGGTTTATTGATGATGCCACGTGGACACGGTAAATCAACCATTCTCGATATTTATAATGCATGGAAGCTCTACAACAATCCTAATCACTTAATCTTGCATCAAGGCGCAACCGATCCAGATGCATACAAAGTAAGCCGTGGTACTGAACAAGTATTTGAGCGTCATCCGCTTTGCCAGTTATTTAATATTAAAAAGGTGCGTGGAGAAACACAGAAATGGTGGGTTACAGGTTCAAATGATGTTCGCCACGGTTCTATTCATGCGCGTGGCATTCTGTCAAATGTGACAGGTTCACGAGCAAATGAAATTCAGAATGACGATGTTGAAGTGCCGGGGAATATCGGCACACCTGAATCGCGTGAAAAACTTCGCTATAGATTATCTGAACAAACACACATTCTTATACCCGGTGGGCAAAAGCTATTTGTAGGCACGCCTCATACACATGATTCGCTATACACCCATATTCAAAAACTAGGCGCAAAATGTTTGGTGCTTAAAATGTTTAAAAATGAAAAACGATTTGAAAACGTAACTGAAGCCATTGTTGATTTTGATCCTGTCTATATTTTTAGTGGCATTGGAAGTCAAGCCAAATTGCTCAAAGAAGGCATAAATTATCAATGGATTAAACAAGGCAATATCTTCAAGATAATTTTTACTAAGCAACATTACCTTATTGATATTTATAGTGAGGCACTTTGGTCAGAAAGATTTACTCCTGAAATTATGGAAGAACGAAGAAAAGAGTGTAGAACGATTAACGAATGGGATTCCCAGTATCAACTACATGCCAAGCCTGTTGGTGATGTTCGTCTCGATCCTGATAAGTTAGTTGCTTATGACTGTGAGCCTGTTTTAAAACGTGCCAATGGGCGCTACATCATGATGTTGGGTGAGCGACAAATTGTTGGTATGACTGCTCGATGGGATCCAAGCTCAGGAAAACTTAAATCAGATATATCAGCAGTTACTTTAGTATTGCATGATGATCTAGGCAATAAGTTTTGGCATAGATCAATTGCCTTAAAAGGCGAAGTAATTATTTCAGATGATTTGGGCGAGGTTACAGGTGGGCAAGTTTGGCAATTATGTGATCTGATTGAGAATTTCAATATACCATGCATAACAATTGAAACAAACGGTATAGGTAAATTCGCCCCTGCGGCTTTAAAGGCAGCACTCAAAAAAAGACGAATACGTTGTGGCGTTAAAGAACATCATTCTGTAGGTCAAAAAAATAAGCGCATTCTAGATGGAATTGAAGGTCCTTTGATTTCGGGATTATTGTGGGCGCATGTATCTGTGCTTGATACCCATGAAGGGGAAAATACATCTGATCAATTCAAGCAAATGCGTATGTTTAATCCTGCCATTTCTGATCAAGAAGATGATTATCTTGATTCACTATCGGGCGCAATCACTGATTCACCTGAACGCATAGGAAAAATACACAACAATCTTGAAGCTAATGAATCGCCTAATTGGAGAACAAACGGTGGTGTGCATGAAGCCACTTTAGATTTTGATATAGGGTGATAATCATGGCGGTACCTGAACAAACTCCTTACAAGGAATACACCGCAAACGGTGTAACTAAAATTTTCCCTCTTGAATTTGATGTTTTAGAGCAAGATCATCTAATTGTTTTAGTTAATGATCTTGAGCCATCAGTGGGCAGTTGGTCGCTCGATGCAGTTAATGATACTGTAGTTTTTGCATTACCTCCTGCAAATGGTGCAAATATCAAAATACGTCGCGATACTCCACTTGAACGACTAAATGATTATGCAAACTACAATGCTACTCTAAAGCCAACAACAGTGAATACTGACTTTGATAACATCTGGCGAAAGCTTCAGGAAATGGGTGTCCTGAATTGGATGATCGATAACAATATTAAAGATTTGAATGAATATGTTGATAGCTTGAATGATGAAACTAAAGCGCAATTTTTAGCCGAAATTGAAAGGCAAGGGGTTTCTTTAAACCAGCTTGAAGAATTAACAAATCAAATCTATAACAACCTTGCAAATGTTGCAGCCGAAAAGGGGTGGTTTGCTGAATTTGTAGCAGATGGTGATGAAAACCAAAAGCAAATTAACAATAAAACCATACGAAATTTTGAGAATCTAAGTGATCTGCAAGCCTATGTTCCACGAGAAATTGGGCAAATTGCGTATGTTAGAAATTTAGGAAATTTTAAGTACACTACTAATGGATGGGAAATTGATAATCAAAACGAAATAACAGTTGATTGTGTTGCTGATATATCAAAGATTCCTCTATACATAAATAGAACGATTAAAACAAAATCCTATTTTAAGGACTTAAACACTGGGGCATGGTCTTACAAGTACGATGGCACAATTCCCAAGAATAGGCACAACGGTGGAACTATTATTGACCCAACCATTGTCTTTGCAAATTTATCAGATTTTTTATCTAATAAAAGTACCAGTGGTTATGGATGTTATATAGCTCTAAATACTGAATGCAAGATTCCAGCAGAAATATTTGGAGCACATCCAAACCCTGATTTTGTTTTAAATGATATTTGTGTGAATGCTGCGCTTTTAGCAGCAGGTGCATCAACCGAAAGTCTTGCAGTTAAGGAAGTAACAGTAGGCGCTGGTGTTTTCTATACTACAAATGCAATAGTTAACACAACCAATCGACATATTATTCCACCAAAACTAATCGGTGCAGGTCGTGAAGCAACACAATTTATTAAAAAGACAAATAATGTATTGGGACTTGGATACTTAGCTGATCCAGCGACAGATGCTGTTCTTGTTTCAAGTCCAAGGGGTGATAACCCTGAAGGAGCTTCCGCTTACTTGATTTCGGAAACAGTTAAAGGGATATCTTTAAAGCATGAAAGCCCAATTGAGAACAGTGTAGGATGGTATAGACATAGATCAGCAATGGGTTATGCTGATGATATCTACGCTGAAAACAACCATACACATTATGTATTTAACGATTGCTGGATGACCAACTTTGGTCAGCTTTGGGCGCACGGTGGAACATATGGTTACATATTCAACATAGCAACATCACTTCGTGGTGGTTGGTTATATGCAACCTCAACTAACTCAAGAGCGTTTCTTTTCGATAAAGTTGTTTATTCTGACATTAAGTGTTGTGCAGATCATTGTGGTTTAGCTGGAGACAATGGAGCAACCGCATATAGATTCGTAGATTGTAAAGGTGTATCAGGTAAATTTAACGGTGAAAATCATAGGGGCGAATTGTTTTCGTTTACTGGTAGCTATGGCATGACAATCAGTGGACAGGATTGGCGAGCTAAAGCAGTTGCAACAAATGCAAGTGTTCTGCGAATGTATTTTTCATATGCAACAGTTAAATTTCTTGGTTATGATTTTCTTGAGTCAGCTTCAGCACTTACCGCTAACGAACGCAAGAATTATGAGTTTTACCAGAAAGATTCAATTTCGGTAATTGATTTTGATGTTTGCACAATGCCTCAACAAGAATACGGAGCTTCTGAGAAAAAACCTATCCATAGTATTTTAAATGGAGGCGAGGCGTTTCTTTCAAAGCTTACAGATTCAAGGTATATCCAATTTGGTAGACATGTTCACCACATACTTGCATTGACTACAGATTGGAAGATGCTTTGTTATGTCGGGGCGTCGAGTCGAGTGCAACTCAAATCTGCGACTTCAAATGATCCAAATCAACCTTATTTTTGCTACGTAGACAATCAAGAAAATAGAGACGTGGGAATTAAGATATTGGCAATCTCTAAAAACCCTTCCTCTCCGACTGAGATAGCCACCATTTATGTTAATAATTTCTCTGAAACGCAAGTATCAACTAAGTTGCTTGCTTATATAGGTTCAGATGGCTGGTTGTATGTGAAAGCTGCTAGTACAGGTTATTCACTAGAATATGCATTTGATTTAATAATCTAAAATATACCCAACAAATCACACCTAACCCTGCCTTTTAATTGAGACAGGGTTTTTTAATACCAAAAATCAGGGGAAATACATTGAACGATCCATTTTCTATCAAAGGCTTACCATTTGTTTTAAAAATTATTGCTGCAATTGTTGGAGCAATATTCGCATTGACATTAAGCGGAGATATAAACACTCAAGGTCAAATCAAAATAACGATTGGCGTCATTATGAAATTTACTTTCAGTGTTGCTATCAGCTTATACGGTGGATCTGCATTTATTGAATATTACGAATTATCGCATTACTCACATATGGCGCAGGGTTTTGTGATGCTTCTATTTGCAATCTTTGGCTTACTTTGTATTGGTATTGCTTATCAATCATTGCAATTGCTGAAAGGTAAGTCATTTAACGAAATCATTATCGAAGTAAAACAAGCATTCGGAGCAATATTTAAATGAACTTTGAAAAAGCATTTGGTCGCCTAATTGGTCATGAAGGTGGGTTTTCCACAGATCAAAATGACCCAGGTAATTGGACGGGTGGTAAAGTTGGAAAGGGGATTTTTAAAGGCACTAAATACGGTATTGCTGCCAATACATACCCAAATTTAGACATTAAAAATCTTACCATTGAACAAGCCAAAGACATTTATAAAAAGGATTGGTGGGATAAATTAGGGGCTGATCAGCTTCACCCAGCAATTGTTTATCAATTGTGGGACTTCGCTGTAAATGCAGGGAAAAGCCGAGCAATTAAAGAATTGCAACAAGCTGTTGGTGTTCCTGACGATGGAATTATAGGACCTAAAACTATTGCAGCAGTTAAAGCCAAAGATGTGAATGACGTTCTATTGTTGTTGGCTTCAGAGCGTTTAAGTTTTTATACATCCTTAAAAACATGGGCAACTTATGGCAAAGGGTGGACTAACCGAGTCGCAGAGAATCTAAAATATGCAGCTGAAGATAATTAGTTTGTTACTTTGCTTATTACTAACCAGTTGTACAGCCCACACTATCAACACGAACGTGAGTGTGGGTATTTGTGTGAAAGCCCTTTAGGGGCTTTAACTCTTCCAACTATCCACAATGTCAGCCCAATCTTGAAGCATCTTACGTCGATCATCTATCCAACTGGCATGATTATAAGTAGCTCTTGTTTTATTTTCTTCAACATGGGCTAATTGTTTATTGATCCAATCGGGCTTATATCCTTTCTCATTTAGCAGGGTAGATGCTGTTGCTCTAAAATCGTGTGTAGTAACATCAGGTAAACCAATAAAAACCAATGCTCTATTAAGCGTTGTTCTCGCTAACATTTCATCTTTTTTAAAAGGTGCAGCAAAAACATAAGTTTCATTGGGTGATATTTCGTATTGCTCATTTAATAATTCGCAAAGCTGATCAGAAATAGGGACTAAATGAATATGGTTCTTTTTGTTGCTACGCTCTTGCTTGCGTCTTCTTGATGCTTTAGGGAATTTAATAACTCTCTCTTCAAAGTCTACAAATGACCATTGCATACGTCTGATCTCGGATGCCCTCAACATGGAATACATCATAGCTAAGCAAGCATTTCTGACTGTTGTAGTACCCCCGTATAGCTCAAGGCGAGTTCTAAGTTTTATCCGTTCGTCTTTTTCCAATGGTCGTGCATGTTCAATTTCAGGGGCTTCTATTGCGCTTCTTACTGCGTATGTTGGGTCGTTATCAGCTCTTAAAGTTACAATTGCATATTTCATTACAAGGCTTATGAATCTTCTATTCTGATTTGCTGCTGCCTCTCCGGTGCCATAATGAGATAGTTTCTTTACCCGTGTCATTGTATCTTTCATGATTGTTAGAACATCGGAGGAATTAACATCTTTAACAGGTTTGTGACCAATGACTTTGTATATGTCTTTCCTCATAGATCGCTTAAATTGCTCAATGTAGTCTTCACTTTTATATTTCATCTGTTCCAAAATATATTCTTCAGACACAGCTTTAAAAGTGTTTGTTGTGGCTGTAATTGCCTCAATTTTCTTTTTCTTTTTTTCTTCGACTGGATTTATATCTTCTTTTAATAAAGCTTTTGTTTCATCTTTCTTTTTACGTGCATCAGCCAAAGTAACAATTGGATATTCTCCAAAACTTACAGTGCCTTCTTTGCCATTTAAAGTGTATTTGAATCGCCATATCTTCTTGCCAGAAGGTCTTACTTCAATGTATAACCTTTCTGCATCAAGTACCCGATACATTTTTTCTTTAGGCTTTAATGATTTTATTTTAGTATCTGAAAGCATTAGGTTACCCGTTCAGTTATATAAGTTACCCGTCACAATACCCGTTTTAATGACAGATTAGTGCGAACCAATACCGACTAAAATAGATTAAAGTTTTAGATAAATAAAGGGGTATAAAAGAGTTTTCAGATTAATATAGATTTAAGTAGATTATAGTGAATATTTTAATTGCCAATGACGATGGTGTATTTGCACCGGGTATCCAAGCTTTAGCAAAAGCATTAAGACCGCTAGGACGTGTTGTAATTGTTGCACCTGAAAGTGAACGTAGCGGTTATTCTAGTGCTTTAACCTTAGATCGACCATTACGTCCAATTCAAGTTGCTCCAGATATGTGGGCAGTCAATGGCACTCCTGCTGATTGTGTTTATTTATCAATGAATGGTTTATTTGATTTTGAATTTGATTTGGTGGTCAGTGGTATCAACAGCGGAGCGAATCTAGGAGATGACGTACTTTATTCTGGAACAGTGGGCGCTGCATTTGAGGGGCGTTTAATGACTTTACCTGCAATCGCGGTTTCATTGGCAGGTAGTAATGTTCGGGCTTATGAGCGTGCTGATGATTATGCACAAGCAGCACAGTGGGTTTACACATTTATTGCTCAAGGACTACCACAGCTACCACCGCGACATATTTTAAATATTAATATCCCAGATGTTGCTGAAATTCAGGGCGCTCAGATTACCTATCAAGGGCGACGGGTACAATCAAAACCAATCACCAGTCAGGTTGATCCGCGTGGTCGTCAAGTGTATTGGATTGGGTTGGCAGGCGAGGCGGTTACAGACCCTAAAAAGAACTTACAGCATATCCAGTCAGATTTTTTTGCTATCGCCAATGGTTTTGTCAGTATCACACCGATTCAAATGGATGCGACCAACTATGGAATCTTGGAAACTTTACAATCGCAGCTCTCACATAGTCATTTTGATGTATGA